AACACACTGGTCGTATACACCTGGCCATGGTGTCCTGTCTTTATCCTTAAGAGCGATGAGGACAGGTAACTCAGTCCTATCCATTTTGTCAGCAAACTCCATAAAGGTTCGTTCACGTTCAATGTTATTCACCCTTTCACACTCTGCAGTTCCGGAGATCCAGAGATATGCCTTATCGAGATTATAGAGACCCGTAGGTATATCGCCCGTATGTCGATCTGGATTACTCACAGGGATTTGACCCCTGGGTAACTTAAATGTAATGTTTGGGTGTATCCATGCCTTCAGGAAGATCTGAAGTCCCAGATGATTATGTAATTGAAGTAACTCGACCTTACGATCATGAAACTTCTCTTTGCTCACAGTGTCCAATATCTGAGGAATGGACATGCGAATGTCGTCTGTTTTAGTAGGTAAATCCATAGTGTATCCTAATAATGTTTTCAATTCACTGTAGTATTTAGTTAGCAAAAAAATCTTGTACTGATTCTTGTAATTTCGCCAACCTTTTATCGATAAGATATCCAAATATTTTATCATTACGACCCTTCACACCTTCAGCATACTGATCGTAGATCGCTTGCTCTACCTTTTTCGGTTGTGCCTTAAGGTCCACCATTGTTTTATTTCGCTTATAGTTACTAAGTACTTCCCTCGGCAGTACTGTCGTAGGGTCATCAAATCCTTTCCACGAGTCAAACTTTTTACGTTGGAGAGGAGTTTGCCGACGACCTTCGACAAATACCTTGTCATCTGAGAGAACGTTCGGGACACCATCGCCCTTATCTCCGTAGAAGATTTTTTCCAGGAGAGATTCGGAATAATTGCCAGTAATCCATCTTTTACGTATCGGATCAAATTGACGAAGTCCTGTAATATAATGTAACTGGACGAAGTCTTTATCCGATGATATAATGATATGCTTTTCAAACGGATCTGATGACCTAGCAAGGACAGAGATGATGTCATCTGCCTCTGCTGTATCGACGTGAACCACTCGGTAAGGGAAGTTCTCACGGATCTCATCTTTGACTCCGTGTATCCATCCGAAGATTTGGGTCCAGTCTGTGTCTGATTCTTCTCTGTTCTTTTTACGATTCGCTTTATACTCTGGATAAACTGACTTACGCCAGTTGTTCCCGCCATCATAACAGAGGACCATTTCACCATATTCCTCCTTATGTATTTTATTGTAGTTGCGTAGTGAGTTGAGGATCATATGACGGACATATCCCTCATTGATTTCATCACCGTATACCTTCTGTGCCATTACAATATTTGCCAGACTAATCTGCATCGTATCGACTAAAATCATATCAATTTACTGGTGTTACGTTAACTCCTACGGAAGGAACTGCCACTTCTTGCACAGGTTCCTCGGTTTCAGGTGCTTTTACTTCTGCCTCAGCATCTCCTTCGAGTTGTGCTTTAAGTGAGCCAAGAAGTGCTTGCCACTGGCGACCTCGGGTACGCCACGTGTAGAATCTATCAGCATACGCACGTTGAAAGTTCATCATGTCTTTCGTGCCATCTAGCGAGTACGTATGCATAGCATGATCTAACAGACCTGCTAATCGCTGAATATGACTTTCAGGTGTAGGTGGTACATCATAGATAATACCGAAACCACCTGATGTTTCTGGAATTGCACCATAGGCACATGCGATTTGCAGGCACCCAGCATGCATGGCTTCCATCATTGCCATACAAGATGTCTCTTCCCAAATAGACGGCAAACACCAAATGTGTGTCTTACCGAGTTCACGGCGAAGATCAGCATTATCCATATGCTCTGTATGGTTAATCCACTCAGTGTCTTTCATTCTTTCGAAGAGTGGGAGAAAAGGTTCGTCATTTTTCTCGAACCCGTAAATCTTAAACGATGAGTATACATCTACCTCAAAGTCCTGCCTACGTTGCTCAAAGAGCAGACGGCATGCTTCAAGGAGTATTGCCAGACCACGTTGTGGTGTACTGGTGTAGGCGATACGAAACTTGGCATCTGACCCATCTACGTTCATCTCAACTTTATCAACGTCTACGACAGGCATGACTGCGTTATGAACCGTCAAAACCTTTTCCAAGGGTATGCCGTAGTTGTATCGCTGAAACATCTCACGTTGCCAGTGAGACACGAAAACGATACGCTCAAACTTCTCGTGACCGCCATCTCTCAGGTGATCATACATTGGATCGTTGTACAAGTCCTGGCAAATGTAGATTGTAGGTTTGTTCTCATCAAGTACCTCAGGTACATAACGGGAAACACAAATGTTGAAATAGTCACGCACCTCTTTAGGAACGTGCTTGAAAAGGTTTATAGTATAAAGTTCACTTCCACCCAGCGAATTGTATGATGGATGGATTTCATTTGAGTGTTGAGGTATGGTAAATTTATCACCCCAACTATCCTCGTATTCACGTTGGATGGTCATTGTACCTTTCTTGTTTCTGGTTCACCCATTTTATCATGAGAGTATTGGTAATCGATCAGTTGAGAGTCCTCAAGTTTTCTGATCATTACTTCAGGTCCTGGCATACCTGTCTGGGCATCGTAAATGAACTCAAACCTCTCAGACGTGTTGAAGTCAATCTCAAACTTAACGTTGAGTGCTTGCAAGTCTGCGAGGTCGAAGTGCGTCTTCATGCCTTTGATAACCTCACCTAGTGAATAGATGATGTCATATGCATTATCGGTCATGCGACATGCCAGATTAATGTCTTAGAGATGGAAGGGGAAATGTCCTCAACCTTCTCTGCTACTATGTATTGGTCAAGCAATGCTTTTCTTTCTCTGACCTTTTTCGGAAACTTTTTGATGAGTGCTGTAAACTTTGCCTTCTCATCGTTGGATCTCCGTGGTATCCGATACTGAGTTGCCTCAGTAATGTTTTTCAGTTTGCGACCAGATATCTGAAATCCTGTAGTTGACTCTGATCTATAGTGACGTATGGCACCCCAATCATTTGCGACCCATAGGTCATTGGCACCAATAATTTTTACTTTATCAAGTGACTGGAAACCATCAATTGCGATAGTCTCAAGTCTGCTGGTCATTTTGACAGGGTCAACTGCCTTAGTTCTAGGACCGCCACCCTTACGTGGACCTCGTGACGATTTCATTACATCAACGAAATTCGCTGCTTGGGATTTGAGATTCTCAACCCATTCAATAAGTCTACCAAGTTGCTTTGGAGACAGATGAGAATAACCTTCTACAAAATCAGGTTCAAGTCCGTCACGTGCTGAGATAAACTCAGCTAACCAGATTCCAAGTCTATCTTCGACGATTGTTACGTGGGCAGGTTTGGCTTCTACTTTTGCCAAATAACCATAAAAGTCTACATCACCTGTCATATTATTATCGCAGAAATCATCTAGCCACCCGTCAAGTTCACCCATGATGGTGGATGCTTTAGCATTCATCGCCTCACGCATCACCTGATGTATGTTCTTTTTCACAGATACATCAGACTCTTTCTCTGCTTCTTTATTTAGGTTCGCAATATACTTGCCATGATTAATACGTTCACGTATTTTTACGATGATACGATTTTCCTGTGCCTCATCGAGTTTGATACCATTCATGGACATTTTTGCTAGCCATGAGTAGGAAGATGATATAAAATGTGATGGGCAGACCCGCATGGATTGTATCTCATCCTTTGTAAAACCGTATTGCTTTGCAAAGTCGATGAGGTATTTGTCTGCATCTCTATGAGATTTGAACCGACTATACCAGTTTAATGCCATGGCCATGTTTGGAGGTGTTCCGGAAGAATCAACAGGCATTGGCTCAGTGCCATAGGTGCCTATCTCATTGATCGGCATACCGTCAGCACCTTTCATCAGTGCTCTGGCAGTCTTTTTTGCTTTTTTAGTAATACGTATTGATTTTCGTTTTGTTTTAGGCATTCAACCTCTCTTGTTCACGTTGTAGTTTAGCTTGCTTTTTGCTAGCCTGTTTCATTTTCCTTAACCAGTACTTACGTTTCTGCATGCCCTGCCTTTTATGCAGGTTTGATGCACGATCACGAAAGTCAACACCCTCACAGTGATCATACTCATGACCGAAGACTCTCGCAGTAAACTCACCGAGTACTGTATCGATTGCCTCACCAGTCGCTGTAGTATATTTAACGTGCAGGGATAAAGGTCGTTTAATCTTAATGAACAAACCTGGGTAAGATAGGCACCCTTCTGCTTCAAGTGCAATTTCCTCAGAGTACGAAACGATCTCAGGATTAAAGGCAACTATATCAATCAGACTTGAACCCGTATTTTCTTTGAAAGCAAAGACACGTGCATTGATTCCGACCTGCGATGCAGTTAGACCTACACCACCATTCATTTCCATGTTCTCAAGCAGATGCTTAGCAAGCACCTCTGGCTCGAGTTCCCCGTTCATATCAAAATCATCTAATCGCTCACCTTCGGAGAAGGGAGCGAAATCATTATCCGTCAGTAATTTATTCGGTAGCATCTTGCAACTCCTCGATGGCATCTCTCATGCGTTTGGAAATTTCAGGACAATCAAAACGATTGACCCAGTCAATAACGACAGGAGTCATATGCTCAGGCATACGTTTGTCGTACTCAATATGACAGTCAACTGCACCGACTACAAACTCATCAGAGTAGTCAGATTTCTCACAAATAAAACGATCAACGAAATGCTCAGCATCCATAATGGATGGGGCACCTTTGATCATGTACTCAGTACCGAACTTATTTTTCCAGTACTGTGGACATTCGCCCGTCCCGTCCCAATCATGGGCACCGTAGTTTTCTCTGTACTGGGTTGTGATCAAACTTGCAATTAACTCTTTCATATCAGACTCCTTTATAGGTTTAACTCATTTTTAACTTAACATAAGTATACAGTATTTTCAACTGAAAGTCAAGTGAAAAGTTAAACTTTTTTATCTTAAACCTGACCAGTTCATATTAGGATCATTGAACATGTCCGACTGACTTTGGTCGTACTGTCTTAATCTCATATCATCTGCCTCATTTTCGAG